CGTGCCTACAGAAAATGATGCAGAAAATGGTTGAGATATTGGTGCAGTAAAACATCCCATTCCACCAGGACCTCCGCCTCCAGCTCGAGGACTTCCCGTACAGTTTGAGTTACTACCGCCGCCACCGCTTCCAGCGCACATGAAGGCCATTACCGTTGAAGTGTTTCCAGGACTTGTGTGAGTACCACTTTGCCCACTTGATCTAGAATTAACTAATAAGAACCCGGCCCCTCCAGCTGTTCCTGAGGATGCCGCAGTAAGTCTTCCCTGAGCATCTACAGTAATTGATGCCAAAGTATAACTTCCAGCTGTTACAGAAGTATTAGCAAGTTTGTCTGCAGTTACAGCATCGTCAGCTATGTTGGCAGTCGCGACTGCATTGTCTGCAATCGCAGCGGTTACAACAGCATCATCAGCGATAGCTGCCGCTACAACAGCATCATCAGCAATTTTTGCAGAAGTTACAGCATCATCAGCGATTTTTGCAGTGGTTACTGCTGAGTCTGCAACTTGCGCGGTTCCTATTGAACCACCCAAAGTGTCTAATGAGACTTCATTTAAATTTGTCCCATCTGCGTAAGCTGCATAAATTTTTTGTGCATCAGGAGTAAAGCCTGTTCCTGAAGCAGTTTTGATTGTAAGGTTCGTTGGATTCGTAACACCTGTTACATCAAAAATATAAAATTTTTCAATTGAATCTGGTATTGTGCAAATAGTACCTGACGTTGCTGTGATGGTTGCAAATTTTATTACAAGATTTCTTGCATTTGATAAAGCACCATCTGACATCACTAAAGCAGTCGTACCTCCTGCAGATAATGTTACTTGCTCAAAACCTGCTATCGCTTGTTGTACTAAATTTAAATTTGTATTTGTTTTATCACCCCATGTACCGGCATTCTCACCAGTGACCATAAGTTCTAATTTTAAGTCTGTAGAATATGAACTTGCCATAAATATTTCTCCTTAATATGTTTGTATATTATCGTAATTAAGCCGCCAAATCAACTGTAGTCCAAGTATTATTTACTCCAAGATCAACCTCTTGCCAAGGGGTTAGATTTACTACTCCCACAGATGCTGACATTTGTATGCCCGTTACATCAATGCCTGCAGTACCAGTAACTGTAACTGACCCTATAGAGCCTGATAATTGCTGTCCTGAAACACCAATTATTTGGCCAGGAATCTCAGAATGTTGTCCTAGGGATAATGTTGCTTGAACCCCAGTTGGAGATTCAGTCGTAGTCTGAACTAAGTTGATAGATCCCAATGAAAATGAAGCTGAAATACCAGTTACATCAACTGGTGTTTTTAATCCAGCTACGGTGTTACCCACTGAGCCTGTCAATGATCCAGCACTTGTGACTGTTACATTAGCATCTCCTACAAAACTCAAACTTCCTATAGTAAAATCTAGTTGATCCTCTGAAGCAAAAACTGTTATGTCTTGATCTATTTGAATTGAAAAAGTTCCAAAAGTAGAGCTTAATTGACCTGCACTTGTAACTGAAACTGTTACATCTGTGAAGGCATTAGCAGCAGGGAAATTAATTGTTGAAGTTAATTGTTGTCCAGTTGGTGCAACAGAAAAAGCTTCACCCCAAGATAAGTTACCCCAGGTTCTTCTACCCCAACCAATACCCGTTAGTTCTGATTCGTCAACTGTAGCAGCTCCAATGCTTGAGGTAGCAGATAAGCCAGTAACAGGAACTCCAATTCCTATAACCGCACTACCGGCTGATATTGAGGATGATAAACCAGTTGCCTCAAATAGGAAAGATATTCCTGCTGTTTCAGCACCTAATGATGATGATAAAGATATTCCAGAAACTTGTACGTTTGCATCTCCAGTTTGAGTAACGGATGCAATACTAAATGATGCGCTTATTCCTGTTATTGTTGGTTGAGAACCAGATAGATCACCCCATTCATTTTCGCCCCAAGTGTCTCCACCCCAACCTATTTGAATTTCGTTGTCTACTGTTACACTGCCAATACTATAGGATGCACTTATTCCTGTTGCGGTAAGTCCGACATCACCTTGTGCTGCCCAACTACCAGCTCCCCATTCAAGTGCACCCCATGTATTTGACATTCATTATAATCCTTATGCTAATCTTAAAATAGCTGCAGATGTTGTGAACGCAGGGAACTGAATTGTAAAAGTTCCAGACGTTGCAGTTTTATCACCGCCAAAATCTAATACAGCTACTGCATCAGTAGTTCCTGAACCACCGTCTGTAGTTGTATTGTAGATTAATGCACCTCTCGCCGTAAGAGTTACACCTACAAAAGATAGATCAGCAAAATCAGTAATCGCAACTGAAGATGAAACTTTAACTCCTTGGTTAACTAAAGCTTTTCCGCCAGCAGTGTATCCTGATGGTGATGAAACTTCGTTTGTAGTTGCATAATTTGTTGTTGACTTACCTAAAGTTGCTGAACTTGTAAACATCGCTAATTTGTATGTATCAGACGATGTATCAAAGTCATGTTTAGCTTGTAATAATTGTTTTTTAAAACTATCACAAATTGCATTAGTTGTTATTGCCATAATTGTTCTCCTTAACTTGTTGTGTTTGGAGATGGTGATGGTACTTTTACTCTTGGTACTCCATCATCATACTCCGCACGTCTTCTTCTGCCCATTTGTTGTAGAGCAAAATTCTGTATTTCTTCATCATACTTGCTTTTGTAGAGGTTGTATAGATCCATGGGACCTTTTAAAAACCTAAAAGCTTCAGATAAGACTCCATGTAAAAGCATGGACTCTTGATATGTAGATAAAAAGGTATTGTTAGAAGATGTAAAATTTGGTGGATCTTTTATGTAATTTATTTGAACTGTATCTGCAGCAGCAGGTGTTGGAGCTACTAATATATTAAAATCATCATAATTAGCATAATATTTAGGTGTGCCTTGAGTGCCAGATCCATTAAACTCAGTTATAAAACTTATATCTCTTTTTTCTAAAAATGTTCTTACGCCAGAGGCTACATGTTCAACTGATCTTAATATTAATGTGTCTGAAGGCATCGATACAGCTCTGTTACCAGCTGTAAAAGTTGATGTTGCATACTTTCTCAAATCATCGTAATCAACTTTTCCCGCTACATCTAATTCTACAGATCTTATAAAATCCTGAATTATAGCATCTGTTAATACATTACTATCTACTTCAGTGTAGTTTCTTACTTGAGTTAGAAAATTTGCGTGTGTTATAGCCATTATGTAATACTCACTGTTATTGAACCTAATAAAGCATCTAATTGTCTTCTTCTATTTTGTAAAGACGGATCTTCTGGCTCCATTGAATTTATATTTGTAGATAATGATGGATCACTATGAGTGGCTACAAAAGACTCAGTTCTAAAAGCAAATTGACCAGGTAAAGATAAATTAGCAACTCCAACAACTGTACCACCTGAGTCTGAAATAGTTTGATCAGGAGGTGAATTATTTATAAATTCTTGAGTTGGTTGTTGAAACTTCATTACTCTTGAGTTTTGTAAAGCGATAGCATCTGCAACAGTTCTTCTACGTCTAATCTGTGGATGTTTTGGTTCGAACTCAGATATATGCACTAATGAACCATTCCATTCTTTTACCATCTCTCTATATGGAAATTCCATTCCAGATCTATCTGATATGGCTTTTGAATTTTTTCCTGTTGCAAATTTAGCCATAATTAAACACTCGTTGGGTAAAATGATTGTGGCGTTATAAATGTAGATGTTCTTTGGCCATCTTCATCTAACGCTCTTTTTAATTCATCTTCGTATATTAATTTATTTTGTTGCACTAATTGTGGTGCTACTTTCATCGCTAAGTAATAGGCCAGTCCAGCACACATACAAGGTAAAAATCTGTAAGCTACGTCTGCTTGATTTGTGTATATACCCGCATCCTCAATTCTTTTAATAACATAATACTTTAGGTGAGTATATGTATTAAGATCTGGAGCTTGATATAAATATATCTTAGGTGTTGTTAACCTCTCCACATAATATTGAGATGGTGTACCTGTAGTAAGTTTATTTGGTAATGCAGCATAAGCTGATCTATCTATTTTAGTTAATGAAACGTCTTGTGTAGATGAACTCTCTGCTGAAATAGAAGATGACGATATGTAAGCTTCTAAAACATCATTAACGTCTGAAGAAACTGAGTATTCTGCTTGACCAGAAACTAAAGCATTTTCATCTAATTCTACTTTCCATAAATGAATGCCTCTATTACCCCACTCAGCAAACAATAGATTTAAAGAAGTTCTTGCAGATTTTAAATCATAACCTGAGTTTGTTCTTATGTTACATCTTTGATACCCTTCTTGAATAATATCATCAATATTTAAATTAAATGCTGTTGTTCCTGAAGTTCCCATTATAAAATATCCTTATAGTAATCTGCCATGCCACCTTTACTTTTTTTAGCAATTTTCTCTAATGTAACTGCTTGTGCTGCATGTGCTTTAGATGCTTTTTTTAATTTGTTAGCAACTTTTTGAATACCACCTTTAGAGTTTAATTTTACTCTTTGTTTTCCCTTACCAAATTTCTTATCAAACATTGCTGTGGCTTTATCTTTTTGATTTTTAATATAATTAACTAATGCTCTTCTAGATTTTCTCATAATTCTAGTAGCATCTTTTCGTCCAGCTTTTCTAGATTTTCTTAAAACATACTGAGTCATATCAAATAATTCACTTGATTTAGCTCTTTGAATATCTAGTTTTTTTAATGCTGTAATTTCTTTTTTATCTATTCCAGTTCTTTTTTTTATTTCTGGATCATAAACTTTATTAATTTTCTCTATAATTTTTTTTCTAGCTTTTCTAAATGGTTGAGATCTTACAGCAGCCTTGATACCTGTTTTAAGTAAACCTCCAGCTAATTTCTTTTCAACTTTAAATACCATACCTACTGGTTTGATAGTTACAGATTTACCTTTTTTCATACCAGGTAATTTAGGTTGTATTCTAATAATTCTTTTACCTTCTTTTTGTTTCATATACCTATCAAACTTTTTATTTTTTCTTCTCATGTTTTGTATGATTCTATTTACAGGTTTATCTATTCTTTCAGCCATTACTTAAATCCTTTCAACATATCACCATAATAACTTTCATAGCTTTTGTTAGATATGTATTTACCGTCTATCTCTGATTTTATGTATGAACCAATATACGGCTCTGGTTGTATTTTTGTACCTGGAGCTTTAGATGTCGTTTCACTAAATTGTGCTCTGCCCATAGCAGCTTTCACAACTTTCTTCTCAACACCTTTTATTGTGCCTTTATTTTTAGAGGCATAGAATACAGCTTTACCTTCTTTTTCACCATATTGATCTTTCATAGATCTCATTATCTTTTTACCTTTTTTATTTAGTGGCATAATTCTCCTATTTGAGCCAATATTATAACATTTTTAGAGCTTAGTATACAGCCTTACCTAAAGAGCTTTAAAAATTCAATGTTTTCTCTCTCTTGAATATATTTTTCATCTAACCCAACGAATTCACAATTCCAAGAAATTATAATTTTATCTTCAGATGATTGTAAATGAGGTGCTCTGTGTATTAAAAATGAAGGAAAAAATAAAATGTCCCCTTCATTTGCATCTAAGCTAAAACGTTTGTTTAAATTATCAGGATATAAAAACTGAGTGTAACAACTCTTATGATCTGTTGGTAATTTTAGATAATAAACTCCAGTATAATTATCTCCATGAGTATGCCAATTATGAACACTATTTTTAACATATTTTTGAAACCATATTTGTTTTATGGTTAATCTTTTATATCCCATTTTTTGAGCAAAAACATTCAATTGGCTATAAATTGGTTGTATAAGTTCTTTTACCCAATC